AATCAAAATATTGATGTCTATTATTAGGTCTTTCAGCAAACGTTAATATTAAATTATCTGCTATATTTAATGTTTTATTAAAATAAGATGGTGCAGTCAAAACTTTTAGATTGCAATTTAATGCTGTACTAGTTCTGTCTATTATTAATTTTGGATTCTCATTTGAATAACTTTGTTGAAATATTCCGAAAAAATCTTGTAATAATTCTACTTTTATAGTAGACGATTTAGATTTACCATAATTTATTTTTGTTATTCTAAATGGTATTTCAAAGATTTCTAATTTATCTATAGAAACCTTAATTACGTCACCAACTTTGTAAGTAGATAATTTTCTATTAGTTTCTAAAGATAAAGAAATCAATGATCTAGTAAGAGGTATTCCTTCTCTTTCTGCTATCTTCTGTGCAGTGTCATAATCAGTGACCATATTGTATGATAGCTCTTTTATTTCTTGTCTTCCTTTTTTTAATCTTGTAGCACTATTTTTATAAGTAGCAAAAGTTTCTTTGTAATTTTGACTAGCATCAGTATACTTTACTCTGACTTCTGAATATTGTGTGCTGATTGAGTTTCTAGAAGACGAATAATTTAAGATATCTTCTTGTAGTGTTATATGAAGTAAATCATCTATATTATAAGATGAACTATTTAAAGATAAATTTAATCTTCCATCTTCTAAAGAATTATATAAATTTCCATCTATTGTTTCTAAAATATCATCTATTTCTTCTTTAACAGTTCTTTGTTGTTGTCTTATAAAAGCAATACCAAAATTTTCTTCTTTTAATTTTAAAGCACATTGTAAAAATGAATCAATATTTATATTTATTGGATCTACTTGTCCTCCTGCAAGATCATCAGTTAATATATAATATATAGCAACTGCTGGGTTAACCTTACCATCCCATCCAGCTACGTTAGCAGCACACCATGATGGTTTTGGTAAATTTTCTAAAACGAATGAAAATAGAGGTGCAGTAGTAGAGTTAGTTAAATAAAAGTTTTTTAATATTAAATAAGATAATTTTTGGAATATAGAAGCTTTTCCGTTATATAAATGTGAATTTAAATAACTTGATTTAGTTTGATTATCAGCGCCACAATAATAATCAACCGCACCAGAAAAACCATTATCTTCACCATAAAATTCAGGTTTATTTATATTAAATGATAAATTTTCTACAGTTGAAGAATTATTAGTATAAACAATTTCATCATCAACTAAAACATTAATTAATTTTACAGCATTATCATCATCAGCTAAACAAAAACCTAAATGCATATCAGCGTATGTTTTAAAATTAGGTGTTTCTGTTTTTTCAGTTCCAAAAAGACTTTTAGTTTTAATTACAATTCTTTCTTGTTTAGTAATATTCCAATTTAATACGTTGTAACCCTGAATTTTTCTACGTCCGTAAATTTTTGCAATAGGTGTATTTTCTACAGCAAGAGGAAAATTAAACTCGTCTTTTCCGGGTGCTTTATTTTTTTGTTTATTATTATCTCTTGTTAATAAATATGTTAAATAAGATAATGCTAAACTTAATAATATATTACCTACAATTCCTAAAATACTGAACATTTAATTTTTCCTTTATTTATTTTAATTTTCCATTTTCGAATGGATTTGAATCAATGCCTATAAAACCTCCAAAACGATCTAAATTATTAAAATCTGATTCGCATTTAGTATATATATATGAGCAAGTAGGTGCTATTCTAACAACGTCACCAATTTGAACAAAAAATGATAAAGCATCATCAATAACTATTTGTTTTGTTACTGAATTAATATTTTCAATCATTTGTTTTTCATTATAATTATTTTTTATTAATCCCATTTTATAATTTGTAACATCAGGAGGAAGAGAATCAACAGTTAAAGTTTTTCTATCAGCAGATATATTTATAATATTACAAACATAAGCAAAAGCATTAAAATTTAAACCACATCTTTTTTCATACTGAGAAAATGGACATAATCTACTATAATAATATTGTAAAGTTAATACGTTTAAATTATTAGAAAAATCAGTAGCTATTAATATTCCTTTTTCATTTTCAGTATTATGACCAATAATTTCGCCTTTTGTTCTAATATTCTTTTCAGTATAATCTTTTAAATTTAATTCTATTAATTCAAAAAATATTCTTTCTGATTGTCCTTTAGTTCTCCAAATTTTTAATAAAGGAAAATTTATACTTACTTCTATTTTTATGTTATTTTCAAAAGAATTATTATTAGTTTTAACTATTTCATCAGATGCAATTATGCCCGGTTGATAAATTTGATCTTGATATGTTATAGCTCTTGAATTATCTGTAAATAAATAAGCGATATTATTGTAAGTAAATTTATATAAATTCGCTTTAGGTTTTGCTATTCTTGATAATTCTGTTAAAAGTCCCATATTTTTTACTCAATATCTATATTTTTTATAAAGTTAATTGTTGTATCAACAATACCATCAGTTCTATAATTTAAACTTAATATATCGCTATTTAATCTTCCAGTTAAAACAAAACCTGAATAATTTATTGCATTTTTATTTAAATTAATTCCAAAATTTTCTTTTAATACTATTTGTTCTATATCATCATTTAATCTATAAATATCTAAAAACTCAACTATTTTATTATTAGTTCCATATTTTATATTTAAATATTTAATTTTTTTATCTTTAATAAAACTTACAGCATTAATATTTTTTATATTTATAATTGTATCACTTTCTAGAATATTTTCAAGTATGATAATATCATCACTGAAATTAATATAATGAAGATCTTTATACATACCTTTTTGTTCATTAAATATATTTTTAATATAACTTATCTGATCTTTTTTAGTCATTACATGATTAAAGTTAAATGCTATTTCATTTAAATCATTATAATTAATCTTTTCTTCAAAACCAAAATCGTTAGTTAAAGTTATTATGTTACTATTATACTGATAATTAATATTTAAATTTTCGTTAGGTAATATATCTAAAATATTTATATTATTTAATTTTCTTATATCTGATGTTTTATTTGTTTTTAATAAATCAACTGAATCTAATTCTTTTTTAAATGTTATTTCATAATTAGAATAATTAGTATTTATATTTTCTTTATTAACATTAACAGTTTTACAAGAAATAACTGGAATTAAGAAAGCACCAGCTTGAAATCCATTTTTTAAAGGTTTCTTTATTTTTATTTCTTTAGTTAATAAATTGACACTTTCGATGTCTACTATTTCAATAGTATTCTTAAATTTGACATATAACTGTAAGTTTTCTTGAAATATAGTATTTTCTAAAGTATTAACTACAAAAGTATCATCGCCAATATTTACATCGTTTACTGATTTTATTGTATACACATAAAGAGGCAAGCTAATTAATTTATTTACATTATTATATAAAATTAAATCTAATTTCTGTTTTTCTTCATTTTTTAAACTATAAAAATACTTGCAAGTATATACGTTATCTTCTCCATAAGTAAACCTCTGTTCGTGGTTTGCTACTGATTTTATGATAGCAGTATAAAACTCATAGTTTTCAGTAAAAGAGTTTATCCAGTTGTGATCGAAATCGAATAATAAAGCTCTTAATCCAGTAACTGTTCCTGTAACATCTTGATCTAAAAATTCAAAAGTAAAGGATGCATCAATAGTTGAATTACCTGAAGCATAAATTTTTAAATTAAAGATTTCTGATTTATTTGATAATATATTTATAGGTAAACTTTTTGGCGTGTATAATTCAATTTCTGAATTATTGCTTACTGTATAATCTGAAATCGTTTTAGTTGTGTAATAAGAGTTCCAAACTTCGATGTCAATTTCTTTATCTTGTGATATAAATCCGACATCATTATTTTTTTCTATTAAATGTATGTGATTATATAGTTCACTTTTAAATTGATTACTTATAAAGCCATTAAATTCTATTAAATCATTATTTAATGCTAATTTATTAACAAGAGTGCCAGCATTTAATTGCTTTATTTCATACAACTTTATTTCATCTGCTGGCAATATTATTTCGATAGCAGTATTGTTAATATTAACATAATTTAATTTCATCTTATTACTCCGAAATCTTTATAGCTAAGCCCATTCCCCATGATTGAGTATTGCTATAATTTTGTGGGCTTTCTTTTTGGTAAAAAGGAAATACATCGTAGCTATTAGTTCCTACAGTTAAATTTTGTTCTGCTGTATGATTTTTAAAATTAACAATAAATAAATATTTAAATGTAAATGTTGGTGTATTTAATGAAGATGCTCTAATATAATTTTTATAAGGCATTAAAATAGAAGTACCATTAAAAGTATTATCAGATCTATTAGTAGCACCATTATCATTACTTGTATTTACAAAGAAAGAAGGAAAACCATGCGTACTTTCGTTAAAGTGATTACTGTAACCATTCCCAGAATTTTCTTTATTATATGTTATTCCTTTAAAAAATCCCGTTTTTAATCTTCTAAATAATGGTATTTTTCTTAATTCACCAGATGTTATTATTCTTTCAGAAGATCCTGACTGATAAACTACTTTATCAACTGTTAAACTATCAGCTTCTCCCATGCTTAAAAAAGTATATTTATTTGAAGCATATTTAATTACTATTATTAAATTTTTATCATTTAAATAAAACCAGTAAGTTGAATTTACTTTTATTTCTGCTGAAGCAATATCTGGTTCTGGATTATTAGTATACCAATCAGCACTAGAATTAAATGTTAAAGAACAATTTCCAGCAAGTTCTGATATTCCTGTACTTGTCCATGTTGCATTATTTATAGTACTTGAATTATTTAAAGAAGAAGCAAAATTATAATAAACTGAGTTTTTAGAAACATGTAATCTTTTTCCTAAATTAACTGAACCTATTATATTATCTGAATATAATTCTAAATTAAAACCATTGGCTATTAAAAAATCTTTTAATTTAACTATTAAATCTATATTATCTGATGCTATTCCTGTGTTTTTTATATATATTGTCATTTTTTTTCCTATTATTTTATGATTTTTTTATACAATAAAAATCTTTATTAGTTGTTCTGAAAATATTTGGAAATATTATATAATTATCAGCACCAATACTTATTTCAGATTCTGCTGATAAACCTCTTCCAGTTAACCAAAAAATATTTTTTAATTCTCCTGCTGCTGAAGTATCAGTATATAAAATTAAAGGTTCTAAATCATAAGTATTATCAGTTGTATAATTATTTTCAGTAGATAAAGACATTGTTGGATATATAGCACCAGAACCAGTATCTAAAGTTTGGCTAGAATTTCCAATAGTAACCCATGTTGTATCATATTTTCTTAATCTAGCACCACCATTATTTTTCTTTTCTGAATTTTCGAAAATAAAACATTCATTTCCAGATGCTGTAGATGAATTTAACATTGTAGAACTTTTTGCATGTCCTCCTATAAAAATAGGTTTTGGATATTGTAAAGGTGAACCATATTGCTCAAATCTTCCAAGATATGCAGAATTATAATTAGTATTACATTTTAAAACTATAATAACTCTGTCATTATCTATAAATAACCAAAAATTCATGGGTGTATTTAAACAAGCTAAAACTGGCATTGAATTACTTGAAGTAGCGGTATTGTTTGGATAATGTAATATTGAATTTATTTGATTATAAAAATCAAAAGATCCAGAATATGATGTTGGTGAATTTAAAAGTAAATTAAAATAATCTGGACTTGAAGAAACTTCTTTAAAACCAATTATTACATCAGTTACAGAATTTTTAAAATACATTTGTCTTGATGAAGAAACTGTTATATCTTCTAAATTAATCCAATTTTGACTTACTAAATTTGATTTTAATTTGTTTAAAAAATCATTAAAATTTAATGCACTATCACTTATATACATCTTATACTCTTTTATTGTTAAATTAATTATATCATATTATTAAAATATATCAAATATTAGACCAACCTTTTTCTCTTCCTAAATTATCAAAGAATTTTTTAGCTGAATTTGATTTAAATATTGCATTAGCAGATTGTTCAGTATCAAAAACAGCAGTTCCATTTCCTTGATTATTAATTTTTGATTCAAGATTTTTAGTTTGTGATTTAGTTAATACTGATTCACCAACTTCTAATACTCTTAATGTTTCATTTTTCTTTAATCCATATTGACCAGAAGTATGATCTGGACTAACTGACCATTCCCCATCATGATTTCTTGCAACTGAAGTTAATAAAGAAGCAATACCCCCTCCAACACCAGTACCAATACCACCATTACTAATAGAACCAGCAATACTTAAAGCAATTTGTCTAATTAAAACTTTATTTATTTCTTTTAAAATATCAGCTAAAGTTTCTCTTGTTTGTTCTCCTAAACTTTTATTCCCAGCCATTACATTCGCAAAACCTTCAGCAATAGAATCTAAAGATTTACCCATAATTTCAACAACTTTTTCATTAGTAAATAATATATTTTCATTAGTATTTTTAGTTGCTTGTCCTAAAGTTTTTTCAAGTCCTATTTGCTTTTCTTTTAATTCTATTAATTTCTGTTGATTTTCTAAAGTTTGATCAAAATCTAAGAAGCTTAATTTTTTAGTTTCTTCTTCTAATTTAATTATTTCTTCTTTAACTTGATCTAATTGTATTTTAGTTCTATCAATATTAATAAGAGATTTTTCTATTTCTAAACGCTCAGCAAGATCTTTACTATCTTTAAATTCTTCTTCAATAATTTTTAATCTTTCTTGAGATTGTGCTTCAAAAGCTTCTATTTCATTCCCTGTTTCTTTTAATAAATTATTTCTAGCATTTAATAAATCATTTTGAAGTTGTTTCTCTTTTTCTATTTGCTGTAATCTTATATTATTTAATTCAATTTGTGCTTTCATTTTTTCTTCTTTAGTAGCTTCTGAATTAGTAATATCATTTAGATTTTTTACAATAATTTCATTTGCAGTTTTTTGATC